TTTACAATTTCTTGTGAAGTAATTTTTCCTTCAGCTGCTACTGAACGTAATTCACCTACAGTAATACCCATACCTTTAGCAATAGCCTTTGCTAGAGCTGGTGTTTGTTCCATAACGGAGTTGAGTTCTTCACCACGTAATATACCGCTTGCCAAAGCCTGCCCGAATTGAACTAAAGCTGCATCAGCTGCTTCTGCACTTGCACCACTGATCGCAACTGCTTTTGATACTGTTTCAGTTAGTCGAGCAGTGTCATCCATAGTTAAATTCAGTGTTTTAGCATTGTCACTAAAGCGTTGATATACCTGTAATACAGAATCCCAAGCTGAATATGTCTTTTGAGCAATTCGGAATGTATCTTCAGTTGCCTTGTTTAGCTCAACTTGGCTGCTCGTTACTAACTTGAGGCGGTTTTGGAGTCCTGTATAAGTGTCCATCTTAGAAATGGCAGCACTTACAGTAACCAATCCAGCCATGTATCCAGCAAGTTGACGTGTAGCAACAGATAATGCATCCATTGATTTGGTGGCAAAGTCACCTTTACGCTCAATGCTATCCAATTCATTGCCTAGATTACGCGCATTACGCTCTGCATTTTTTGCATCAATTACAATGACGAGACGTGATTCTTGTGCCATCTTACTTTCCTCTAGGCAATAAAAAACCCACTCAATGAGTGGGTTGTTAAGGTTGATTTTTGGGTTAGTGTTTTTGCTTAAGATGCGCTCTTGTTCTCGTGATATCTCAATATGCTGGCAACCTTTTGGAACAGATAGCCCACTAAGAATCCATTTAAGATTATCCCGATACCTGTAATAACCATGATTCCTGACCATACGGTCTCGGTGCCATAATAAGTTCTTGGAACTTCAACTCGGCCAAACACAAGTATAAAAATAAATCCAGATATAATACCTAGAACAATTAACCCCCATCCGATGGCATTGCAAACTTCACTTTCTTTCATTGTTTGATATTGTGGTGTGCTCATGCTGTATCTCTTCTTTAATTACCAATTCGAATTTACTTTCTGCTGAGTTTTAATCTTTTCAGCCATATCATCCGATAGAGTATTAATCTTACTAATAATCAGTGGTGTGGACTTCCTACTTTCAGTTATAGGGTAATTTTGTGCAGGCATCATTATTCCAGCACTCATGTGCGATGGAGCGCTATAGGTTAAACCATCATAACCCACGCGCATTTTCCCATCCTTAGTGTCCACTCTTACAGTAAAATCAACACGTTCGTTTCCTGTCATTGCCAAGCACTCCATGCCCGAACAAGGATATCGCATATTGCCCTTTCCAATGATAGTGCCTGATGCCTTATCTTCATATTGAATTACTGCGTTAGCAGAAGCAAAAGCTACAGCGAACCATTGTCTAGCGCCATCATAAATCTGTGCTTGGTTTAATCCATCAATTTGATAAACCTTTTCAAATTTTACAGGCTCTGAGGGTTGTTGGGGAGTTGTCGCACACCCCGCTAAGCCCAATCCAAGAAATCCCGCTAATAAAATCTTTTTCATAATGTAATCCATTTGTTATTAATCTCACACAATTTAACAAATGGACAAAATAATGTCATCAAGAACTTAAAAAGGAAGATTCTCTACTAGTCCATGTGGTCAAGCCAAAATACATCCTCAAAATTTTTACATACACCTGCTTTTTTGAGTTCTTTATATATAAGTAAGGCTGTATCGATCTTGACAGAATGTCCCTGCTCGGCTCTTGTCACATAGTTTGATAGAACTCTGCTACCACTAACAAAACCACACCGCTTTGATAGCTCATAAACCGTTAAGCCTGCTTTTTCACGCAAACAAGCAACATTATTCTTTACTTCCATTGCTGCACCACAAGTTAAATTTTAGAATATTGTAGCACAATAAAAGATAATTACTATTTTTTGTGTTAGCACAACAAAAAGAATTGACACAATAAAAGATATTAAATAAGATGACTTCATCAAGGCTAAAAGCCATGAAAAAGAAAACCCCTTGCAGACGTCGAAATCAGGCAAGGGGTTTATGTCTAAACCAATGGAGATTTAAGACATGTCTAATATAGCACAAATCAACGATACCAAAATATCAATTGTTAACTTCAAATCTGTTCCAGTTGTTACTACAGCAATGCTTGCTGATTTCTATGGAACCGATACAGACAACATCAAACAAAACTATTCTCGAAATAAAGAGCGGTTTGTAGAAGGTAAACACTTCTTCAAAATTATTGGTGAAGAATTGAAAAAATTTGTAGGTGACTTAAAGTCACTTGCAAATTTCCCTGCAATTTCAAATAAAACTCGATCCCTTATCTTATGGACAGAACGAGGGGCTGCTCGTCACGCCAAAATGTTGGATACAGACCAAGCATGGGAAGTTTTTGAGCAACTTGAGGATTGCTATTTTGTCCGTAAAGAGATTTTAGCTAAAACCCACAAATCAGAACGTGAACCCCTAACCAATGCTGTAAATCTTCTTGTAGCTAAAACTAAGCATTTGAATTACAGCGATGCTTATAAATTAGTTCACCAACGTTTCAATGTTCAGCATATTGATGAAATCCCACATGATGTATTCCTGTTGCAGTGGAATATGTTCATCATCTGATTGCGATGTACAGTAGTGCAGAGAAGAAGGCTCAAGGTTCTTTATTTGATAATGAAACATTGGGTTTGGTTAAGGATCTGGTAGATGCAATTATTTCCCAAAACTTTGTGACAAGCAAAATCTATCGTGCAATACACATGCTTAGTAATGAACAAGGTCACTACTTAGCTGAATATGCGTTTAAAACCAATATTGCAGTTCTAAAACTCACTCGAACAATGGATTTAAGAGGACCTCTTAATAGAGAAATCATTAGTGATGATTTAAAAACCATAAGCTACACAACAGGTAATCAACATTATGGCGACCGTTGGTTTCACCCACTGATGGAGTCAAGTCGATTGATAATTGCATCTACCAGATCCTTAACCAAACCCAATGTTTCATTATCAAATAAAGAACCTTGAGCCTTCTTCTCTGCACTACTGTACATCGCAATCAGATGATGAACATATTCCACTGCAACAGGAATCATGTCATATGGGATTTCATCAATATGCTGAACATTGAAACGTTGGTGAACTAATTTATAAGCATCGCTGTAATTCAAATGCTTAGTTTTAGCTACAAGAAGATTTACAGCATTGGTTAGGGGTTCACGTTCGGATTTGTGGGTTTTGGCAACTGGTGTGCCAACTTCTTTATCTAAAACATCAAGTACCCACTTGCGGAATTGCTTCGCTACAGCAGTACGAGCAAATATTGCTATTAGGTGGCAGCCACGTAGTGAGAAGATCCGCATACCCAAATTGGGTAGCCGAGGATTATCAATAATTTGTGTCATATTTTCCGTAAATTCATCAGAATTACGATTAAAAATTTTACTGACCGCGTTCTCTTGTTTATATCCTAATGCTTGTGCCAATTCACCTGAAGAAAGCCAAATCTGGCCATCTTGCCGTGGCACGGGATTGAATTTCACTTCATTAAAACTTAATGCTAAACTAGACATATCAATATCCTTTCCTATGGTTGTTGATAAAAGCCCCTTGCCGTCAGAAAGTTGGGGGCTTTTTACATCCCCAATGGGGACTTTTACAATTTAAGACTTTAAAAACTTCTTGTCAATCCCCATTGGGGATATTATTATAAATAAAATTTATTCGAGTATAGGACCATGGCTAGAAGCTCAGACGTTGAATACAAAATGCGTATGACGCAAGAACTAAAAGAAAAAATACTTGAATCAGCAAAGTTAAACAGTCGATCAATGAATGCCGACATTGTTGCCCGTCTTGAAAAAAGCTTTGAAAATCAAAATTATGAAAAAACTGTAGAACTGATCCCTACCGAAACTCTAATGATGGAGTTAGCTAGCCGTATGAAAGGTTACACCATTACTGTTTCAGAAAAATCAGACATTAAAAAAGCACCCTAGGGTGCTTAAGAACATAAAACTAAATTTCCTTAAAAATCATAAAACTACTTCTTTCTGGATTGTAATTAATCTCTAAAGAATAATCCGTACATTCATATTTAAAAACTTTAACCCCATTACTCTTTGATTCTATCCACCCTGTTTTTGGTAGTGAATACAACGCCACTAACCCATTTTTATAATTATTAGCACTAAAATTATCTAAGTGACCAAAACTAACGCTAAACGCATTAATTAACTTTGTATTCCCATCAAAAGAAATGAATCCCGCATTGGTAGCTGGTGTTCCACTAAAAGCATCCTCAAATTCATTAGAGTGAACATAGTTAATATTTGCCTTATTAGTCTCATGATCTATGCTCAAATTTTTAGGATGTTCTGCTTTCAGTGATAAAATGGATTTACCCAATGCTAAACCGCTTATATTAATTTTACTTTTTGCCACCTCGCAACTATTTGCATATGCGAATACAGGAAGGCAAATAAGACCCAATAAAATAATCTTTCTCATAAAAACCTACTTATAAACTTTTCTCAATTTCAATAATTAGAGCACCTTAAAGTGCTCTATTTATTTCGATTTGCTTGCTTGCACTGAATGTACCAATTGTTTGCAAATTCAGTTATTGCTTCCGCCTTATACTCTTCTGATCCAAACTTTGGTTCTTTATAGGCTTCCTCGACCATCATCTCCATTAACCTTTTGAAATCCCTGCTTGGTTTGATACTCTCTATCATCTCCATTTGTCTAACCACAGAAACCCCTTCCTGCCTAAAGAGCATGACATTTTCAGCAAGTTTATTCACATCTCTACAGTGTTTATCATTAGTATCGGCTGAGTGAGTTACAAATGATGCTGTGAGTAAAAATGCAATTGGTAGTAGCTTTTTCATCAGTTACTTCCTTACATACTCTGGAAATTCTTTTAATAAACTATTACAAATCTTATTCTTCCCGTCTTTCTTTACATTTCGGTCAAATTCTTTCATGCCAAATATAAGGACTTTTTTTCCATATTCTTCGCCAAGTTCATGCTGAAAACACTTGGCTGAATCTGAGATTAACTCATTGTTATATTCACTATATCCACATTCAAATTGTGCTCTAGTTAATAAACCATGGACCCTGCAAGCCGCTGACTACTACGAAAACCTATTGACGACCAATATTATGAAACGACCACCTTCGGGTGGTTTTCCTTTATGTGACATTTAGTAACCAGTTTGTTAAAGTTATTATATTTATAACAATTGGTGAAATTCATGAAAAAGATAATTTTAGGGAGCATGTTAGTGGCTGTTTTTTCCACATCATTTTCACATGCTTTAGCTCCCAAAAATGGAGATGAGCCAACTTATTGTGAGCAGATTGTTTCGGTCCATGGTTTATTAACTAGAGCACAATTTGAATGTGGATATAGTGAATATAACAATGAGTTAATCTCAGATTCAGCCAAGTGTTTTCAGCATGAACTTGGCGAAGAATATGGAAAAAAAGTCCTTATATTTGGCATGAAAGAATTTGACCGAAATGTAAAGAAAGACGGGAAGAATAAGATTTGTAATAGTTTATTAAAAGAATTTCCAGAGTATGTAAGGAAGTAACTGATGAAAAAGCTACTACCAATTGCATTTTTACTCACAGCATCATTTGTAACTCACTCAGCCGATACTAATGATAAACACTGTAGAGATGTGAATAAACTTGCTGAAAATGTCATGCTCTTTAGGCAGGAAGGGGTTTCTGTGGTTAGACAAATGGAGATGATAGAGAGTATCAAACCAAGCAGGGATTTCAAAAGGTTAATGGAGATGATGGTCGAGGAAGCCTATAAAGAACCAAAGTTTGGATCAGAAGAGTATAAGGCGGAAGCAATAACTGAATTTGCAAACAATTGGTACATTCAGTGCAAGCAAGCAAATCGAAATAAATAGAGCACTTTAAGGTGCTCTAATTATTGAAATTGAGAAAAGTTTATAAGTAGGTTTTTATGAGAAAGATTATTTTATTGGGTCTTATTTGCCTTCCTGTATTCGCATATGCAAATAGTTGCGAGGTGGCAAAAAGTAAAATTAATATAAGCGGTTTAGCATTGGGTAAATCCATTTTATCACTGAAAGCAGAACATCCTAAAAATTTGAGCATAGATCATGAGACTAATAAGGCAAATATTAACTATGTTCACTCTAATGAATTTGAGGATGCTTTTAGTGGAACACCAGCTACCAATGCGGGATTCATTTCTTTTGATGGGAATACAAAGTTAATTAATGCGTTTAGCGTTAGTTTTGGTCACTTAGATAATTTTAGTGCTAATAATTATAAAAATGGGTTAGTGGCGTTGTATTCACTACCAAAAACAGGGTGGATAGAATCAAAGAGTAATGGGGTTAAAGTTTTTAAATATGAATGTACGGATTATTCTTTAGAGATTAATTACAATCCAGAAAGAAGTAGTTTTATGATTTTTAAGGAAATTTAGTTTTATGTTCTTAAGCACCCTAGGGTGCTTTTTTAATGTCTGATTTTTCTGAAACAGTAATGGTGTAACCTTTCATACGGCTAGCTAACTCCATCATTAGAGTTTCGGTAGGGATCAGTTCTACAGTTTTTTCATAATTTTGATTTTCAAAGCTTTTTTCAAGACGGGCAACAATGTCGGCATTCATTGATCGACTGTTTAACTTTGCTGATTCAAGTATTTTTTCTTTTAGTTCTTGCGTCATACGCATTTTGTATTCAACGTCTGAGCTTCTAGCCATGGTCCTATACTCGAATAAATTTTATTTATAATAATATCCCCAATGGGGATTGACAAGAAGTTTTTAAAGTCTTAAATTGTAAAAGTCCCCATTGGGGATGTAAAAAGCCCCCAACTTTCTGACGGCAAGGGGCTTTTATCAACAACCATAGGAAAGGATATTGATATGTCTAGTTTAGCATTAAGTTTTAATGAAGTGAAATTCAATCCCGTGCCACGGCAAGATGGCCAGATTTGGCTTTCTTCAGGTGAATTGGCACAAGCATTAGGATATAAACAAGAGAACGCGGTCAGTAAAATTTTTAATCGTAATTCTGATGAATTTACGGAAAATATGACACAAATTATTGATAATCCTCGGCTACCCAATTTGGGTATGCGGATCTTCTCACTACGTGGCTGCCACCTAATAGCAATATTTGCTCGTACTGCTGTAGCGAAGCAATTCCGCAAGTGGGTACTTGATGTTTTAGATAAAGAAGTTGGCACACCAGTTGCCAAAACCCACAAATCCGAACGTGAACCCCTAACCAATGCTGTAAATCTTCTTGTAGCTAAAACTAAGCATTTGAATTACAGCGATGCTTATAAATTAGTTCATCAACGTTTCAATGTTCAGCATATTGATGAAATCCCACATGATGTAATACCTGTGGCTGTTGAGTATGTTCACCACTTAATTGCTATGTACAGCAAGGCTGAAAAACAAGGTTCTTTATTTGATGAAGATCAATTTAAGCTGCTCAAGAACCTAATTGATGCAATTATTTCCCAAAACTTTGCTACCAGTCGAATCTATCGAGCAGTACATATGCTTAACAACGAGCAAGGACACTACTTAGCTGAATATGCTTTTAAAACTAATATTGCAGTTCTAAAACTTACTCGGGCAATGGATTTAAGAGGGCCACTTAATAGAAAAATCATTAGTGATGATTTAAAAACCATAAGCTACACAACAGGCAATCAACATTATAGCGACCGTTGGTTTCATCCATTGATGGAATCGGGAATGCTAGCTG